AAGTCAAGAGGAAATATTTCGTTTCGATTCAATGCATTAAGAAATTGACCAGGTTGTGCAGATTCCGCTTGACAATCCCGATGGGACCCTCCGAATCATCTGTTCCTGATTCGTTTTGGTGTGGCAACCCCATTTTAGGCCAAGACCAAAATTTGAAACCCCCTATTTACCCTGTCAAGAGGCTATGGGTATGATGTGACATTATGTCGCAGGTGCGGGGCGGGTATCATTTTCTCATGCTCTGGCCGAACCGCTGATTAACTTTCAGTTATCATACAACCCCCAAACCCCTATAGGTCATCCTATAGTGTTGTATATATACCACAGTAAAAAATAAATCCTATAAGGTGCGACAATATGCCACACTTGACAAACAACAAAATCGTCCTACATTACGATTAACCCTATTCGTAATGAAAAATACCATTAGGAAAAACCTTGATAGATTGTTTTATATCTCTGTATATGATTACTTCATCAGATTGGTGATCCTAATGAAGTAGATCATTACGAATCAGTAAGGGTATAGATCGACAAGAGGTAAAAATATCACACCCCTTGACAAATCGAAATCTCTCCCTATATGACATCGCTATAAGGGTTAGGTCATACTTCCTCAATCATGTATCTGTAGTCTAGAAGCAGACTCTTAACCCTTTCCCCCTTTCATCACCTAACAATTTTCAATATCTCTTTGTTGTAGGATGACAACATGGGTAAGCCTTTCCCAAAAGCATTGAAGCACAAGCTGCATATCGCCACCGAGATTCGGAGGAAGATTGCGGCTGGCGTTTCGATGAAGGTCATCTTGGATGACATCCAGAGATTCGAGGGTGCCCCGACCTCGATGAATGGGATGTATAAGACTTATCGAAATGACATTGCTGAGGCTCGATCTGCCATCCATGAGCAGGTAGGGGCTGTTGTAGTTCAGAAGGCTATCGAGGGAGACCTTAAAGCTGCTGAACTCTTTCTTCGTAGTAAGGCTGGTTGGAACCCCACCATCAAGGTGGAGGAAGTGGACCCCGAGGATGCCAATGAGGATACCGGGGCTATTGATGAACTTCTCTCCCTGCTGAATATGAAGAACCCTGAGAAGGAAGAAGATGCCGGGTAAGAATGGTCTACCCATTCATGCTGATGACCTCAGGGCAATGGGGCATGATGTCGTCGGTATTCTGATGAAGATGGAACCCAAGAAGGCCGAGGAACTTCGGTATACTTGGAGGTTCTGGGCCAGACCGGAACAGATTGCACCTAAAGGTGATTGGAGTATCTGGCTCATCAATGCTGGTCGTGGATTTGGAAAGACTAGGGCTGGCGTTGAGTGGGTGAGAGACCAGATCGCCCAAGGTGGTCAAAAAAGAATTGCTGCCATTGCCGCTACCAACTCGGACATTGAACGAGTTATGGTCAAGGGGGAAAGTGGTTTCCTTGCTTGTTGCAGTCCTAATGACAAGACGGTTAATGGCGTTAAGTTGGGGATGCCTGAATGGTCTCCCACTAAAAGAACATTGACTTGGGACAATGGCTCTCAAGTGCAGTTTTTCAGTGCTGAAGAGCCTGAACGTCTTCGTGGTCCTCAGTTCCACCATGCTTGGTGTGACGAGTTGTGTGCTTGGAACAAGGACCGGGATACTTGGGATATGTTGCAGTTCTGTCTGCGACTTGGTGCTCACCCGAAGGTGTGTATCACCACCACTCCCAAGCCCACCAAACTCCTCAGAGAGATCACCAAGAACCCTAGAACGATTGTTACTAGCGGTTCTACTTTTGATAACTCCTCCAATCTGGCCCCTACATACCTTGAAGCTGTCAAGGCTCAGTATGAAGGGACGAGACTTGGTAGGCAGGAATTGTATGCTGAAGTGTTGGATGAAGCCTCAAGTGCTCTATGGACTAGAGCAATGCTGGCTGGTTGTGAGATAGACAAAGAGGATGTCCCTGATCTGGTGAGGGTTGTTGTATCCCTCGATCCTGCTGTCTCTTCCAATGCTGAATCAGATATGACTGGTATGATTGTAGCAGGCATGGACCTTAATGGCGTCTGCTATGTGCTTGCAGACCATACTGACCGATACACCCCTGAGCAATGGGCTACAAAGGCTGTAGAACTCTATAACGAGTATGAAGCCGATTGTATCGTTGCTGAGAGGAACCAAGGTGGTGAGATGGTCAGACACACCCTGATGACGGTTGATGAGACTGTTCCGATCAGGATGGTTCATGCTTCTAGGGGTAAGTTTGCTAGGGCAGAGCCTGTATCTTCGTTGTATGAAAGAGGTAAGGTCCGCCATGTAAAAGGTTTGGACGCCCTCGAAGATCAGATGGTCCAGTGGGAGCCACTTGGCTCTATAGGTTCTCCTGACAGACTTGACGCTCTTGTATGGGCAATCACCAATCTCGCGTTGAAGAGTGTTGCAAAACCTGCACTGAGTATTGGCTATCAAGATGCTAAGGGTCTATTGTCTCGGATAGGATAAGCCATGAAGAAACTCAGTGAAACCGCTGCCAAGATCGAACTTGGTGTAAGTGGTAAAAACACCTATACCGGCGATATTCGCGCAGACGAGTTCTTGACTGAACTTCGTGGCCGTAAGGCTATTCAGAAGTATCGCGAGATGAGGGACAACAACGCCACCATCGGCGCTGTGATGTATGCCACTGAGCAAGTTCTTCGTGATGTGAAGATCAAGGTCATCCCGGCTAACGAGAGTGAAGAGGCCAAAAGGGAAGTAGAGTTCGTCAAGTCGGTCCTGTCTGACATGGATCATTCACTTGAAGACCACATCTCCGAGGCTCTGTCTTACCTCACCTACGGGTTTTCTTGGTTTGAGGTTGTCTACAAGAGGCGGGAAGGCCCCGCTCGTTCTGGGAAGAAAAACAGCAAATACGATGATGGACGCATCGGTGTAAGGAAGATTGCCATCCGGGCACCTTGGACCGTGGAAAGTTTTGTTGTAGACCCCAAGAGTGGTGAAATCCTCGGGATGAAGCAGGAGATGGGTTGGAACAGACAACCTGCCATGATCCCCATTGAGAAGAGCCTCTACTACAGGACCACCAGCTTCAACAATGATCCTTCTGGTCGTTCCATCCTTCGTAATGCTTTTACCGCCTATACCTATCTGAACAAGGTTCAAGCCTATGAAGCCATCGCCATCGAGCGTGAACTTCATGGTGTTCCTATCGGTAGGATGCCTGCTGAATACTTGTCTGCGGATGCTACTCCCGATCAGGTCTCACTCAAGTCACAGTTTGAAGCAGTTCTGAGGGATTTGAAGAACAATGAGCAAGGATATGCCCTCCTTCCCTCTGACCCATACGTTGATGTTGACGGAAAGCCAACAAATCAGCGTCTTATGGACATTGAACTCATATCTGCCAATGGCAGTCGGTCTATTGACATTGATCCGGTTGTAAAGCGTTATCAACACGACATCGCCCGATCTGTCATGGCTGAGTTCCTGATGCTTGGTGGTGGCAACACTGGTTCCTACGCTCTCTCCAAATCGAAGACTGATCTTTTCCTTCGTAGTATGGAAAGCTACATCAACACCATCGTCAACGTGCTCAACACTCAACTCATAGAGCGCCTGTGGCAGTTGAATGGCCTTCCCTTCGAGACGATGCCCAAACTGGTTGCTGGTGATGTTGCACCTCACGATCTGAGGGAAATCGCTGCCTTCCTTCGTAACCTGAACAATGCTGACATCACTGTATCGCAACATCCCGAAGTTGTCGAAGAACTTATGGCTATTGCTGAAATCCCGTTTGACCGGGAAGCCTACGAGGAGCGGATGGTAAATGATACACCTGTGGCGGAAAATCCTGCACTACCCAATCCTCCTCGCAACTCGTAAGATCGCGTTCGACAAGGAACAGACCGATACTCTGTTGGAGGGCGAGATTGCTTGGTCGGCAGAAGATGGCACAATCGACCTTGGCCTGAATGGTGGAGACACCAAACTCAAGATCGGTCTGGAAGAGTTCTACTACGTCAGGAACGGCACTGCTTCTCAGATCAACAAAGGGACAGTGGTTCGTTTTGATGGCGCTCTAGGGGCTTCTGGAAGGATCAAGGCTGCTCCTTTCTTGGCTGATGGAACCTATGACAGCCACTACGTCATGGGGGTTGCAGCCGAGAATATCCCCGCTGATACGGATGGGTATGTCACTGCATTTGGCAAGGTGCGTGGAGTAAACACCTCTGGATATACCGCTGGTGATGTCCTCTATGCCAGCCCTACTTCTGTTGGTCAACTTACTACCACTCGACCTGCTCCTCCCAACAATATTGTTGTTGTAGCTGCTGCGGTAGACAGCAAGAACAATGGAAACCTTTTCGTCAGGCCATCTTTTGAAGACATCTTCAGGACTGCCCCTGCTGCTGCTAACTCCCCCGGCACAAAAGGTCGGATTGCCTTTGACGACAACTACATTTACATCTGCACCGCCACGAATACTTGGAAACGTGTCGGTATCTCCACTTGGCCCTGATTTGAGGTGCTATCATGCCTGCTAACTATATCAATCTCTCTGCGGGTAATGTAGCCCGAGACTTCTCTCTCGTTACCCCGAGCAATACTGTCGATCTCACCGGAACCTGTATTGGTCTTTATGTTACGGGAGCAGGGGACATTGTTTACCTCAATGCTGATGGCGTTGAGCGCACTGTAACGGTTCCCAATAACTTCAAACTGGATTGCATCGTAAAACGGGTGAAAGCAACTGGCACCACGGCTACGGGCATCTATGCCTATTTCATCTAAAAGGAACCTTTGCAATGGCTGTTACCATTTCCCTCTACAACCATACTGCGAAACTCTTCGCTGAAGGCTCGAACGCTGTTGGAGACACCTACAAGGTGAAACTGTATTCCTCGGCTACGTTTGATGCTACGAACACTCAGCTTTCTGGTGTCACTGGCACGGAAGCCACGACTGGCACAGGTTATACTGCTGGTGGTGCTACTCTTGCCAACGTTGCTGTCACGACTGTTACGACCAACGATGCCAAGTTCGATGCTGACGATGTGACTTGGACGGCCTCTGGTGGTTCGATCACGGCCTCCTATGGCATCATCTACAATGATACTGATGCAAACGATCCCCCGCTTGCCTTCATTGATTTCGATGGTTCGCAATCGGCTGGTGATGGGACTGACTTCAAGATTGTCTGGAACGCCAGCGGTATCTTCACCTTCACTGTTGCATGATAAATAGGTTCTAATATGACCGTTCTTGTCAACCGCGCAAAGATGACGACTGCAACAGTTGGGACCGGGACAATCACCCTCGGTTCCGCTGTCGCGGGCTATCAGTCCTTTGCTGATGCTGGTGTGACCAACGGTCAGATCGTCCGTTACGTCATCGAGGATGGCGTGAATTGGGAGATCGGCACCGGCACCTATACCTCGACGGGGACGACGCTCTCGCGCACCGTCAACGAGAGTTCCAACGCTGATGCTGCCATCAGCCTGAGCGGGACGGCGCAGGTCTACATCACGGCGGCTGCGGCTGACATTGTTGACGGCGAGACCAACGCGCTCACTCCGTTCGAGACCTCTCTCGGCTCTGGCGCTCTCCT